TTGGTATTGGTGATTTCTGTGTCAGCAGGAGTATTTTGTCGAGCACGATAGTACACATCACCGTAGTTGGTAATCCAGCCAGTGGGATAAAAATTACCTGAATCCCAGATATTTTCGCTGACCACTGGTTTCTTGAGTATGTCCTTGAACTCTTGGTTGTTGGTCATGGGCGTGGCTTTCACACGCCAAGTGTGTGGCATCCAGGTTTGGCTCATGCCTTCTGTAGCAAAGTCTGCATCTTGAACCACATAGTATCTGGGCAAGGGTTGTGGAATAGAAGCGTTTAGTGGATTATAATCTTTCAAGTTGGGCACTTCAAACACATCGCCGTTCATGAGTTTGCGACCAAAGGTATCAATCATGTCATTGTAGTGGAAGGTGATAAACAAGGTATCATTGTTTAAAAACAGGCCAAATTGTGTAAGGTCAAAGTCAATGTCTTGATGATTGTAAACGCCTCGCATGACATATACATCTGGATCATAAATTCTGTCACGATTTTCCAGCAACAGCAAGTCTTGGATGTTCAGTGGATCCAGGGTTTCGTATATGGGTTGAGTGATATCATAGTTGCCAGAAACAGCAGAGTCCTCACCGCCAGTTTGCGGGCCCATGTATTTGTGGATAAAAATGTCCATACCTCCAACGGTGTACATTTCGGAGATTGTGCGGTCCAAAAATTGGTAATCACGAGTTCTGTTAGGTCTGTATAAACTTAGGCGGGGCATATGAGTATTTATGGGCAGGTTGACCAATAAATCTCAAAGTGTTATAATTACTGCATTAATACCAAAGGAGCCTTGATGAAACCCATTAAACTGCTAAACCCCCGCAGTTCAGATACCAATGTCATGGGCGGGGAACCTCCGTGGCGAACACAACCCACAGAAAATCGCATCAGTGCCCTGAGCAAAGCATTTTCATGGTACAACTACTTCTACGGCAAAAAAGATGCCCGAGACATGATTGTGAACTATTTGGAGTCACAAGATCGCAAGGCAGATGTGCGAGTGCTAAAAAGCATTCCAGATTCGGCCATACGACTGACCACAGGTTGGTTGTGTCGTATGAAGATGGTGGGCCTGGAACTGAACGAAACTGAACAGATCAAACTGGACAATTTGTTAAAAGAAATTTTGTCCAGTAAACAAACAGTTGAGGCGGATACTGAGCCAGTCGCAGAAGGTCCGGCCAAGCCAAACATACAAGATCGCCTGAGAGAAAAAGTTGGCGAGTGTGCGGCCGAACTGGATGGCATGTTTGACGAATTCATGATGGCCGGTGCCAAGATGTCAGCGGACTACAAGCCTATCATGGTAATCCGTGGCATGAATGTAGTACCACAAATGATCAGTGAAATTTCCAATCGTTGGAAACACAAATTGGCGGAGTTTGAAGAAGCGGTAGAAGGCAAGGATGCGTTGTTGGTTGAAGCATACTCGTACCTGACCAAGATACAATTGCGTAACTGTGTGAAGTTTTGCGAAGCAGTGATCAATGACTGTGGTGCTTATGTGCAGATCAAGAAAGTGGAACGCAAACCACGCAAGGTCAAAGCAGTACCCCCAGAGAAACGTGCGGCCAAGTTCAAACACACAGCAGAGTTTGCGGAACTCAAAATCAAAGGTTTGCCAGCCGCAAGCCTGGTAGACAAGGCCGAAGCCTGGTTGTATGACACCAAGAAACGCAAGTTGATTCATGTGGTAGCAGATAGCCATACACAGGCGTTCACTATTAAGAACAACAGTGTAATAGGATACAGTACCGTAGAAACACTACAAAAAACTGTGCGTAAACCAGCAGATGTCATCCGAGCTATACAGGCCGCAGGCAAGCCAGCGGCACGTAAGATTTACCGGGATTTGACCACTACTGAAACGCCGTGGAATGCTCGCGGAACCGAGAACCTGATCGTACTCAAAGCCTGGTAAATAAGGGGGAACGGAGTTCCCAATGGCTGAACAAAACCTACTACCTGAGTTAAAGCAAAATCTTATTGAGTATTGCAAATTGACCATGGGCGATCAAATCATTGATCTTGAATTAGACCCTGCACACTACGAAGCCGCATATCAACGCACAATTGGCACCTATCGTCAACGTGCCAACAACGCCTATGAAGAAGCCTACATTTTTATGGAGTTGATTCGGGACTTGAACATCTACACTTTGCCCCAAGAAGTGTATAGTGTGCGTCAAATATTCCGCAGAACATTTGGTGATTCAACAGGACCGTTTGCGTCAAACTTTGATCCTTTTGCACAGGCCTCAATCAATGTGTACCTCATGAACTTCAATGTGGCAGGTGGATTGGCCACATACGACTTCTACTCACAGTATGTGGAACTAGCTGGACGCATGTTTGGCGCCTACATGAACTATACCTGGAATCCAGTCACAAAGAAACTGCAACTGATTCGTGATCCAAAAGGCACTGGCGAAAATGTCTTGCTTTGGGTGTATCAAACCAAACCCGAGATCCAACTGCTCAGTGACTACCAAATCAGCCAATGGATCCGAGACTACATGGTAGGTGCTTGTAAAATGATCATTGGTGAAGCACGTGAAAAGTTCTCAACCATTGCTGGACCACAGGGCGGTGGCCAACTGAACGGTGCCGCAATGAAATCAGAAGGGCAAGCCATCATGGATGCCAAAATAGAAGATCTCAAAATGTATGTGGATGGTAGTCAGCCACTCACCTGGGTAATTGGTTAAACGCTACTCGACAAACTATTGCAGTTGTGTTACAATCATCAAATGCACTTGATGATTGATCTTGAAGGCTTGGCAACTGGCCCCGACACCACTATCCTTACCATAGCCGCTCAGGCATTTGATCCGTTTGGGTCAGGGCATTACGACCGACATTACTATGCTAGAGTAACGCTAGAAAGCCAGGAAAATCGTTCTATCGACGATGGCACAGTAGCCTGGTGGGCAACTCAACCCGCTCACGCCAGAGAAGAAGCATTTGGGGAACAAGATCGAATCCCACTAGATCAAGCACTAGACGAACTAGGTCGGTTGATTTGGCACGCCAAGCTGATCTGGGCCCAAGGTCCAACTTATGACATGAACATTCTTGAACATGCCTACAAGAGCTACAACAAGCCCCTTCCTTGGAAATACTACCAGGTGCGTGACAGCCGTACAGTGTTTAGCTTATGGCCTGAACTGCCTATCCCTCCCACCAGCCACCATGCTCTGGAAGACTGCCGCAGACAGATTGGCATGGTGCAAACAACACTTCAACACCTCAACGTAAAGGAACTCAAATGATCATTGGCATCTGCGGATTTATTGGGTCAGGCAAGGATACAATTGCCGACTATCTTGTTAATTTACATCATTTTCGTAGGGAAAGTTTTGCATCAACCCTTAAAGATGCTGTGGCACAAGTGTTTGGTTGGGACAGAACCATGCTAGAAGGGCGAACCAAACAAGCCCGTGAATGGCGTGAACAAGTGGATCCATGGTGGGCAGAACGCCTGCACATGCCTACGCTGACCCCGCGCTGGATCTTGCAGTACTGGGGCACAGAAGTGTGCAGAGCCGGATTTCATGACGACATCTGGATTGCCAGTTTAGAAAACAAACTGCGTCACAGTCAAGATGATGTGGTAATTTCAGACTGTCGTTTTCCCAACGAAATTAAGGCTATCAAAAGTGCTGGTGGCCGGGTTATTAGAGTCGTTCGTGGTCCTGAACCTGCTTGGTACAACGCCGCACTGAGTGTAAACCGTGGTGCCAACGGCAACTCAACCTGGTCAATCAGCCATCGCAAACTGGAAAAACTAGGAATTCATGCAAGTGAAACTGCCTGGGTTGGCACGGAATTTGATGTGGTGCTAGACAACAACGGCACCCTAGATGACTTGTATCAGCAGGTCAAATCACTGGTCACTAGTCCGGTTCAAGATCGCCCCGACGCCAGGTAACATCACTGCGTTTTACCTCCACACCGCAGTTCAAACACACAGTTCGTAAATTGCGTTGTCCGCTGTTGGTTAAATTACCATCAACATGAAAAACAAATAACTGACTGGGATATCTGGCTTTGAACCCGCATTTGTCACATGCGGGTTTTTTCTTGTAGCCGTCCAACTGCCACCGTGGCACAGGTACTTTCTGTCGACGCCCCCGACGTTGACAAGCAGTACACATTGATCTGTAGTACACACGGTCATATTTGTGGTAGGCCACCGCGCGAGGCAAAACCCCACATACTTTGCAAAACGGTCTCATGGGGTATTTAGTATACGAACCTATATGTAGGTCGGTCAAACTGGGTGTTTTTGACACTTGTCAATAAATATTAGAACTTGAAAAGGAATCCATTATGGCTCTAGTATCACCAGGCGTAGAAGTAACAGTAATTGACGAAAGTCAATATATCCCTTCAGCCGTCAACACAGTACCTTACTTTGTGGTTGCCACAGCACAAAACAAAGTATCCAGCAACGGAATCACCGTGGCAGCCGGTACACTGGCCGCTAATGCAAACAAAACATATTTGATTACCAGTCAGCGTGATTTGGCAGCTACATTTGGTGTGCCATTCTTCTACAACACCACAACTGGTACTCCAATCAACGGTTACGAACTCAACGAATACGGCCTGTTGGCTGCTTACTCGGCGCTGGGGGTTACTAACCGTGCGTATGTGCAACGGGCTGATGTGGACCTTACAGAACTCACTGCCAGTTTAACTCGCCCAACAGGCGATGCTGCCAACGGAACCTACTGGCTGGATACTTCAGTCAGCACCTGGGGTATTTTTGAGTGGAACGCAACCACAGCCACTTTTGACCTTCAAACTCCCACAGTGATTACCGACACCACTGATGTGGTTGGTGGTAATGGCACCAATTTAATTGCTGACAACACGCCCTTGGCCACCATTGGAGCAATTGGTGACTATGCTGTGACAGCAATTGGCGCTGATATTTTTGAATACTACAAAAAATCCAACAACACCTGGGTGCAACTGGGCAGCAACG